GGCCGAATAGAAGCGCTGCCGTCATCAGCGTGACAACGGCAAAGGTTATCGCCTCCATCCACCTCTGGAAGGTCATTAAAGACCAGGGAAGAGTCCCTTAATCAGACCGCCAATAAACCGACCTCGTTTCTCTGCCCTCTCCGATTTTGGCCCTTTCGCTAAATTGACCGAATCAAGGTATTGAACGCACAAGGCCAGATCATGAATCTGATGAGCCAATGAATCATTGTTATTCTGCAATACCTGGATTCTGACCGACTGAACCAACATCAAAGAATCAACCTTCCGGTCAATCTTGGTGCGTTTCTGGATGTTTGACTGAATTTGATATTCAATCCCTCCAAGGCCCATTGCAAGGACTGATAAACCGATGATAATGTATTTCATAAAATTGATTTGATAAATTTTAAAAATTTACTCCAAAGTGACAATCTGCGTTGCCGGATGGCATCCCTTGCAATCAAAGGTTTAATCTGCGTTTCCCATTCCGGCTTGCTCACGTCCCTGACACGTTTATAGGTGTCCAAACTGGCATTGAAGCAACGCCAAACAAGTAGGATGAGCCAACCGTGATAAAAGAGGAATCCTTCGAATGATGAGAAACTTATATTCACATCAGCGAGTGAATACATCATTCTCATTGACCAATACGAGCATTGATCACCAACGGCATGAAAGGAATCCTGCCGTATGTTGCAGACAAATGTGGATAATATCTTCATTATTTTGACCAAATAACGTGAGAAGGTAATGTAGGATCACAATCAACGTGTATCCATGATTTATAAACACCAATGCGATTAAACCCAACTGCCTGAAGAGAACAAAGAATCCTGTAACCTTCTGTTCCTGATGAATACCCAATGTCAGCCGCCCAACCTTTCGTATGCGATGAATTCGGTTCACCACCGACCGCCTTGTTGTGAGCAACTGTCCGATAGCCTGAATTGATTTTGAAAGGAATGCCGCATAAAGCACGAGCCTTGTCTAGTTTCATCAAAAAGTCAGGTTGCATCTGAGACCCAGAACCAGGGGAATCTTTCGAATCAAATTCTGCAAGAGTGAAATGTTTCAGTACCATAAGGCAAATTTTAACCTAAAAATTGTTTAATCAAAACGCCCTGTAAATCAAAGGGATAAAAAATAATTGAAATTTATTTTACATTTCTTTTCAAATATGTTTGCAGAATTAAAAAGAAATAGTACTTTTGATCCCAACAAACAGCAACAAAAAGAAAATGACACTTGCACAGACCATCAAATCAAACCCTTACTTAAACGTAAGCAATTGTACAGACGTTGCAGATTTAGAATCTGGAATGGATGCTTTAAGAGAATTAGATAAGAAGTTCGGAGAATCAAATCCAAGGCTTCTAAAATTGTGGGCTAAGTTTTTAGACAAAAAAAATAAATTAAAATAAATCAAACTGGGGCTTCGGCCCCTCATTTTCAAACAATCAAAAAAAAAACAAAATGAATAGAGTTCAAAGAATCAATTATCAATTCAAAAAACTTGGTATTGACTGTAAAATGAAAAGATGTGTAAGTGGATATTATTGTTCACCTGGAATGATTCAAAGGAATTTTGACAGAGCGACTGTTATAAAAGCAAATAAAATTATTCGTGAAATTTTGAATTCATAACCAATGCCTAAAGGAATCCCAAAAGACGGCCCTCGTAAAGCCGGATGCGGACGTAAGGCCGGAGAGCCAACCACAACAATTGCCTTCAGAGTTCCGGTTGTTGAAAAGGAAAGATTGAAAATCCTGATCGGCAACATGGTTGATGAATATCTAGAAAACAAAAAACAAGACCCTCTTAATTGAGGGTTTTTTTATATTTGCAAAAACGATTTCATTGTGGCTGAAAAGAAGTTCAAAAAAACAATAGGAGACAAGACCGTCAAGTTCGGGGCGAAGGGTTATTCCATTGCACCCGGCACGGCCAAAGGTGACTCCTATTGTGCCAGATCAGCCGGAATAAAGAAGTGCAAGAATCCACCATGCCCCAACGACCTAAGCCGCCAAGCGTGGGGATGCGAGGGCAAAAAATCAGTAAAATCAAAGGCAGTAAAATTTAAACGAACTTAAAAAAATGAAACCAGGATTGTACGCAAATATCAACGCAAAGAAAAAACGCATTGAAGCCGGATCAGGCGAGAAGATGAACCGTGTAGGTTCTAAGGCCGCACCATCGGCAAAGGACTTCAAAGTGTCTGCAAAGACCGCAAAGAAGCCGACCAAGAAGAAATAGTCAATTCAAATCATTTACCGTGAGAACGGCACTACTTAAATTATTCAAATGGGTGCGATTGGGAAGTATAAAAAAGAATATGACGAGCAATCTTATCGATTAACCTTACTAGGATTTACCGATAAAGATTTGGCTGATTTCTTTTCTGTGACCGAACAAACAATCAATAATTGGAAAAAAGACCATCCTACATTTTTTGAGTCACTCACACGTGGCAAGGCAAATGCTGACGGAATTGTGGCTGAATCATTCTACAAGAGTGCGACTGGTTATTACATTGAAGAAGAGGAAGCCAAAGTTGTCGGAGTTGGTCGTGGTGAATCGGTGGTTCAAATAGTCAAAATTAAAAGATACGTTCAGCCCGATAAGGGTAGCCAATTATCTTGGCTCAAAAACCGTCAGAAAAACCTATGGCGTGACAAGCAAGAGATTGAAACAACACCATCCAATCTCACCGTCACCATTTCCGGCCCTACACCACCGAGTGAATAACTCCTGATGTGCTAAGATTGACACGGGATGAAATTAGCCTATGCGATATAAACCTTATCAATGAACTATAATTTTGAGCGTAATTGGTGGCTTCAATGGTACTGGCCTTATGTAGAGACCCTCTACACCAAGGAGGGCCATTACGGGACTCGACAATCAGCAAAGAGCCACAACATTGCCAGAAAGCTGATTTACCATTCCTTCCAACCATACCAGTTCAATGTGATCCATTCCAGAAAGGTCTATTCAGACATTGAGGGTTCGACCTTTACTCTGCTCACGAACCTGATCTACAAGAACTTCAAGAATGATTTCATCGTCCGTAAAAATCACTTTGAGATCATCAATAAGCACACGGGTAATTGGTTCAGAGGATTGGGGATGGATAAGGCCGAAAAAGGTAAAGGTGTGGAAGGGGCTAACATTGCTTGGTTAAACGAGGCCAACCAATTCACAAGAGAAGATGTGGATTACATCGACACAACTCTTCGAGGCGAGACAGGCGTTCCCATATCGCTAATAATGGATTGGAATCCTGAATCAATCAATCATTGGCTCAAACGTGAAGTTGACGAAAACAAGGACAAACCAGATTGCCTTTTCCACAAGTCAACCTTCTGGGACAATTACACCATCGACCGGGATGCACTACACGAACGCCTTTTGCGGATCAAAGGTCACGGGATGGAAGGTGAGAGAAGGTACAAGGTTTGGGCGTTGGGAGATTGGGGAGTTGAAGATGTTGACTCAACCTTTGCCTATTCATTCGAGGCTGATAAGCACGTTGTAAAGGGCAGGATCAACATCAATCCTCAGTTTGAAATCTACCTTTCATTTGACTTCAACGTGACCAACACCTGCGGAGTCTATCAGTTTCTGAAGAACGTAAAAGGTCAAAAGTATTATGCGACCATCAATAAGATCAAAACCTATCGAATCGGGGATCTGAAAATCCTTTGTGAAACGATTCGGGCCGAATTTCCAAAAGCAAAGTTCATCATCAACGGGGATGCATCCGGGCAAAACAAATCAGCGTTCACATCGGATAATATCTCAGCCTATACGGCCATCAAATCGCACCTTCAGCTAAATGATATGCAGATACAGGTTGCACCTGCTAATCCATCACACATCCAGTCCAGAGTCATCACTAACATGGTTCTGCAAAGGTGTAATGTCAGGATTGCTGAAGAAAATGATCTGCTCATCGAAGATTTAAAACAAGCACAGGTCGACCGAAAAGGAAGCCTTGACCCGTGGAAGCTGAAGAACCCGAACCTATCGCACAGTCTGGATGAGTTCAGATATTTTGTTTTCACAAATTTTAATGAAATTGCAAACGATTACGAAATTGATTGAACAAATGAATTGCTGCAAAACCTGTTACTCCATCTGTGAGCCTCTGATTAGTTGCTTTGAGGATTTGATTATCTACGTTCCAATTGGATACCTAGAGGATCAGATTAAAGTCAGGATCAAGAACGGACAAGGTCATGTCACTTATCAGACACTGGATGTCCTCGGTGGTACTCACGTTGAGATCAATGTTGAAACGGCATTTATACCGGAATTCCTTTCATCCTATGGTGGGCCGTATGAAATCCGTTTCCTGAATCCATCCTTGCAGGAATTGAATTTTGTTGCAGTTGATGGAAAAACGTATAATTGCATTTCATTCAATATTGCGAACGGTTCAACAGATGAGACGGTTGCTTTTGTGAATGCATTTTACAACGAGATACCAGGGGGCTACTGATCATGAAAATAGTAAACGGTCTTAAAGTATTCACCCATGACGAGGCAGTTGATATGCTGAATCAGGATGAACCGAAGCCCGAAAGGGATAAATCAGCCTTCCAAATACTATTTGTTCTGTCAATCCTATTCATTCTCGCAATCCTTTTATTTTAACCAACCATGAACAACTATGAATCAAATTGTGGGGGCAAGCGGAGGGGGTGCTGCATTATTATGCCTGTTTCAGATTGCGATTCTGTCGGCAATGCTATCATTGTTCTTGGACTACCTAATGGACAATATGCCGCCTTTCAAGTGGTATCTAAGGCAACTAGAAGAACTTCCCGTAAACATCGCAAAGCCTCTCGGTGAATGCCTTTTCTGTTCAGGGGCATGGCAATACCTTCTTATATCAATTTTCCTATTTAATCAACCTTTATGGCTTTCAATATTTGGCCTTGGATTAAATCACGTAAGCCTGAAACTACTGGCATTCTTACGTCAGAAGATCAACCTGTAACACCTCAATACAATGGGACTGCCGACCGTAAACATTGGGATAAGATCAAGTTTGCGTTCACTTCTGGAAACCGGAATTACTTCTGTTTCGGGCATGACATCAACATTCCCTACGAACGGATGCACGCAGCCATTGACATCTACCGTGAGTTGGATGCGGCAGTTAATCCGGTTTACCTCGATAGCCATTGCAAGGCCGTTGATGCCGTTCTGGAATCGGAAAAGATCAAGACAAACAAGAAACTAATTGAGATCGGTATATTAAACGCCAGACTCAAAGAACGCAAAGAACTGGCTATTTCAGTCCAGATTCAAATCAAACTGGCAACGGTCAAATACTTTGATGAGATTGAAAATCCGTTCAGCTATCAGCACGACTATAACAAGACCAAGATTGAACATTGGGCCAAATATGCCGATGTCCCCACTTTTTTTTTGAGTCTTCCGGAAAATCAATATCTGACTACTGGAGAAGAATTACAGAGGAGTTTGAACACTTATTTACAGGGGGAAACTCTGATGAATTTAAAGATGTTAGAGCATCATATTACATTACTTGCCTCCGAGACTTCAAACGAAGATTCAACGAAAATCTTAGCTTTGCAAAAGGAATGGGAGTCGGTCTTTCTGAACTGGTCGAACAACCCCTCTACACTTACTACCTGATGTATTCGCATTGGGTAGCATCACTGAAAGCTGACAAATCCAATGCGAAAAAATGAGTACCTTAAGTACCAATCAGATTGTTGTCGAATACATCATCAAGGAGGGTGATATTCAGAAAGCGCAACAGAACTTTGATAAACTAACTGAGGCCGAAAAAAGGGCTATTCTTGAAACCAAGAATCTGAATGCTGAAATCAAGAATG